TGAAAATGAAAAGGTGTTTAAATCAAAAAACCCTTTCTTATATCCTGTTGCAAATTATACTAAATCTGATATGGGTATAACTAGTTGTCTACCTATAGCTAAAAAAATAGGTAAATTTGAATTAGGAGAATATACAAGTGCAATAGTAGGTGCTATTATAAAGAAATACAGTGTAGAAGATCCTAAGATAGTTCATGAGTTAGAGGATGATGTTTTTGAACAAAAGAATGTTATGATGGCTCATATTAAAGTGAAACGTCTAATGAATGAAAAAGGAATATTAAAAATGGATGAGATAATGAAATCAGATTTCTTGGATTTAAAACAAGCATTTTTGGAATACAATGAAATCAAATCAAAAGTAAAGAGAGAGTATAGCAGAAAAATAAATGTAGTTAAAGCTCCAACAGAATCTTTTGACAGTGAGAATATATATAAATTCAATCAGAAGAAGATCAAAGAATTTGGCAACATTGATGAATTCCAAGGTTTAAACAAGGAAGAAAATGTGGAATGGTCTTATGATGAATTAAAAATGAGGATGGGTGAATTGTTTGAATATTTGGTAACTGACTTATTAGAAGAACAAAACACTATATATGATAATTCAAATTCACATTTTGATGGTCAGACTAATTGCTTGATTAAGGATCACATTAAAGGTAATGCGGAAAAAATAAGAGCTAGAGTGGCAAGATCGAGAATAGCTGCTATAACCAGCTTTATCCAAGATTTTTGCTACACTTTAAATTATTATTCTACCAATAATATAAATTCACAATATGTTATGTTTGATCATTTACAAAGAAGAGATTGTCTTTTACTTGTAAGAGGTGGTCGCCTCTCTCAAAACAAAAACTCCACAAAAATGTATAAACTGTTTTACAGAGTTGACCCTCTAATTGCTAGTATTATTACCAATTTTAACTGCAAAACATCTAGTTTCAAACAACACTATACCTTTGAAAATAATGTAACAAAATTGTTTATTGAAACACCTTGGATAGAAATGAATAATACATTATCAACTGATGGGTTTTCAGCAGTTGCAAAAGTTTGTGGGGGAACTGTTTTAACTTATTTGGAACAAAAAGATAAGAAGAATATTGAAGACTTCATGCTGTCACAGGCAATGAGAATGGTGTTATTTTTACATAATAGAAGAAACACAGAAACAACATTACACAGTTTAAGATACATATCTATGAGCTTAT